TGACTATATGTTTCCATGTGTAAAACTTAGGTGCGTTTGTATAACTGTATATCTTCTTTTGATTACCGTTTTGGTCGAATAGCGTTACATAGATTGTTCCGATGTTTTGTGTTGCTCTAGGGTTACTATAACCAATTGAAGCTATCACACGGTTATCTGTGTCATATATATATTGAGTTGCATGTGTAGCACCTTTTTTACCTTGATTAACGTGTATTTTAACTGTCGAACTAAAATCTTGAGTACTTTTACCGAATGAGTGCTTATATTCTGCACCATTCCATCCACTTGTACCTGTAATGCTACTTTCATCAAGCATAAAAGCGTCTTTTGAAGAACTCATTGCCATAGCACCACCAACTGTTCCACCAGTTACATTATCGTTAATAGTACCGTTAGTGACTTTAGTCCATCCGAAGAAAGAACGCATTTCGTCATTAAATAAAATCGGTGTATAATCTTCAACTTTCTTATCTAAATCATCATCGCCAATCATGAAATAATCTTCATCGTTCTTCGTGATAGAGAAGTAACTCGCATTCTTTAACGCTGTTGCTTGCACAATGATAGGACTGTCGGCTGTTCCTGTACTTACTACTGATACTTGGTCAGAAATAGCTGTATTTTTAGTACCTTCTACTGCGTATTTGTATGGATCAGCTAAAACTACATTAATACTGAATTGCCAAAACGTTTTACTGTATTTATCTAACTCAATCGGTCCTTCAAAGTAAGCATTCCAGTACCAATCTTGTGATTTAAACTGTAAAGGTACAGCATGGTCATAATCAAACAGCTTAACTAACTCATTTAACACTTCATCATGCGTTTTTTCGCCACCTGATGAAAGATAATCATTTCTGATGATTAATGGAAGTTCGAATTTATATTCTTTAAGTTCTCTTTGTTTAACTACACTTCCACTTCTACCTAATACTTCTTCAGTTTCAATACCAAAATTAAAAGAGGGTATTTTAAACCCTCTTTCAACCACTAACCATGGAAGTGTTTTATTATTAACTTTTATAGTATCAATCAATTATGTGACCTCCCCTGGTTTAAATCTTGATTTTCTTTGTTTTTGTCTATTGTATTTATCAATAGAATTGAAAACTTGTTGTTCATGTGTATATTTATCAATCGTTGGATTAAAGTCTTTATCAGCAATTGTTTGATTACTTGTTACAATTTGAGTTAATAAAGCGATTTGTTGTTGTTGTGCTTGTAGCATTTGCAACAACACATCATTGTCATTATTTCCACTTGGTTTAGACAATGAATTAGGTCGTTTATTACCTCTTGTACTACTTTTTTTATCAATATCTTGTGCAGCGAGTGCTAGCATTTTCATAGCATCGCTACGTCTAGCTGGATCAGTCGGAATTATCCATTCAGGATAACCACCTTCTGCAATGTTGTACCAACCTGCATTTTTGATTAAGCCACCTGTGGCGAAACGTCTTGAACCACGTGGTCCCCAACCACTACGACCATATTGAATGTCATTTTTCCAATTAGAGTTGTTGAAGAAAGCTAATAATTGATCGTAACCACTATTGATGTTGTTGTGACCTTTTACCGCGTAAGCTCTGAACGTACTAGGCACGTATTGTAGTAAACCTCTTGCTCTGTTTGGACCTTCATTTCCATCATGCAATGAAGCACTTTGAATGATGCCACTGTCCCCACCACTTTCGCGTTGGATTTGTGCGATAATGCCATTAATTTGTGCATTTGTAGGGTTTACTTTCATTTTTCGTGCTGCTTTTACAATGGTTGAACGCCATTTGCTTGGTGCTTGTTTGCCACCTGATTTACCGCCACCGTTATGTGTTTTTAGCCATTTAGTAGGGTCGAACGCTCTACCGTTTCTTTGCATTTCATAATGTAAATGAAGTCCTGTTGAACTACCAGCGTTTTGTCCGTCCTCTCTAGGATCGCCACCGGATATACCCAAAAATGTACCCGGTCTTACTTTTTTAGTACCATTGAACGCTAATTTGTGTAAGTGGCCGTAAATCGATTTCAAATTACCGTTAGTGATTTCGACATGTCTACCAAAACCACCACTCCAACCGTTAAATGTTTTAGCTGTACCTGACATAGTAGAATAAACTTTATCGTGTTTATAATTTATGTCTAGTCCAAAGTGCGGACGTGCGAATGGATAACCTGCTGCTCTTGCTGCTGCTGTTGTTGGCGCAAAGCCGAAGTTAACACCTTTTGAAAGGTCAATATAACCTCCGTCGCCACCGCCAGCTTCTTCAAACCATTCTTTAACTTTATTAACGGCTCCCTCTTTTAGTTTCTTGAACATGCCCTTCATAAGGTTAAATGGTAATTCAGCGCCTTTAGGTATGCCAAATGAAGCCATATTAATACCAAAGCCTTCAAATACTTTTTCTAATAATTTTTTTGGTTTTTCTATCCAATCTAGTACATCGCCAATTTTATCGGATAACCAATCTTTGCCCTTTTTAGCAGTGTTCAATGCACTACCAACGACTGCTTTTCCACCTTCTACAACCTTACCAGTCATAGCTTTGACGCCGTCTTTAGTTTTTTGAGCTACGTCGCCCGCTAAATTGTCATCTTTTTTATGTTTTTTCGGCTTTTTGCCTCCGCCTAATAAATTGCCAATAGCTGTACCTATACTGAATTTAGGTATTGTACCGCTGTTAAATTGTGGTCTATTAAGTAAACTATGCGTTTGTGCGCCATTTAAAATACGAGTTCCTTTGGCAAGTGGAATTGTTGTATCTGTAGCTGGTGTGATGAAAGCTTTACCGCTAGGTGGAATGACTGTTTCATGTCTAAAACCACCTGGACCATTGCCTGGACCTTTATCTCCAACGGTAGCTAAAGTGTTTCGATTAAGTTTACCTTTCGTAATATAACTTTGAGTATGGGTGCTTTCAGTACCAGTAGAAAATTTTATTGTAGGTAACTTAGGCATATCTAATTTTCCAGCTACCCAGTTCACTCCACCTATTAGTTTATTCAAACCTTTTTTAACTGCTGTAACCATTCCAGTAATATGGCCTTTGATTTTTCCAATAATATTTTTAAGTCCACCATTCATATTATTGAATGTTCTTCGAACACTATTCCATAAGCCTTTAGCCATGTTGACTGTTGTATTTTTGATACTACGCCAAGTGTTTGACATAAAACCTTTAACACGGTTAAAGATATTACGTGTGCCTCTATGAAGATTGTTAAATGTGTTACGGACGCCTGTCCATAATGATTTAGCATAGCGAACAGTTGTGTTTTTAATATTTCGCCATATATTGCTCATAAAGTTTTTAACTTTATTGAAAATACTTCGGGTGCCTCTTGATAAACTATTCCATGTGTTCTTTACACCAGACCAAAGGCTTTTAGCGAACTTAACAGTAGTATTTTTGATATTACGCCATACATTAGACATGAATTTTTTTAGCTTATTAAAGATATTGCGCGTTACTTTAGATAAACTATTAAATGCATTTTTAACGCCATTACTTAAACCTTTAGCTAATTTTATTGTTGTGTTTTTGATAGCTGTCCAAGTTCTTGTGATAAACGCTTTTAAATTAGCTAGTATTTTTCGGACACCGTTATACATGCCTTTAATAGCATTAATAATACCGTTTTTAATAGCATTCCAAGTTTTGATAGATATTGCTTTAATACTTTGCCATAGACGAGTAATGAAGTTTTTCAATGTATTAAGGATATTTCTAGCTGTGCTGACCAATGTTCGAATAATGGCTAGCACTCCAATTTTTAAGGCAGTCCATAATTTAATAGCAGTATTTTTGATACTTGTCCACAATGTAGATAGGAAACTTTTTAGCACTACGAAGTTATGTTTAGATAATGTAACGAAATTTCGAATAATCGCAAGTACACTATTTTTAATAGCTAACCATGCTTTAATTGAATTATTTTTAATGAAGTTCCATAGCATAGTGAAGAATGCTTTCAAACCATTAAAACTAGCTCGTACTAAGCTAGCTAAACTTTTAGCAATGTTAAGAATGCCAGTTTTAATTAAATTCCAAGTGTTTAAACTATTTGCTTTAATGAAGTTCCAAATACCTGAAATAATATTTTTTAACGCTTGAATAGGATGCTGAACAGCAAACTTAATTGCGTTCCATGTTATTTGTGCATTGTTC